ATCGTTGTCGCTGACGCAGCCGGCACCGTTGAACTTGTCGAGAATCGCGACGGCACCGACTGGATTGCTGAACGGCTCCGCGGACTAGTTGCTGCGCACCGTGGCCGCATCGTCGTCGACCAGTACGGCCCGGCCGGCAACCTCGTCGACGAACTGTCCGACATTGAGGTCGTCAAATACGGAACACGTGACAGCGTGTCGGCCGCAAACGCAATGTATGACGCAATTATGCAAGCCAACGGAATTGCTGTTCGTCCGCACGAAGCCCTGTCGGCAGCGGTTGCGTCGGCACAAAAAAAGCCGGTCGGGTCCGGGTGGCTATGGGCAAGAACCGACCCCGCTGCGGACCTGTCACCGTTGCACGCAGCAACCGTCGCATGGCATTGTGCGAAGTTTCGGCCGAAGCGTGTCCGTCGCCCGGTGATATTCTGACGTGATTATGGGCCTGTTCTCACGAAGGAAGCCCGAAGAGCGCGCGTCCGAATTTCCGTTCGTGCTCCCGACGGCAAACTATCTGCAACCCTTGCAAGGCCCGCTGAATGTGTCGGCCGACACAGCACTCGGCATTCCGGCCCTGTGGCGGTGCGCCACTATCATTTCCGACAGTATTGCGAGCCTGCCGCTCGTCGCATACCGCCAGGGCAACCGTGTGTCACCGCAACCGTCAATCCTGACGATGCCTGACCGGACCATGACCCGCATGGACATGATCGCATCGACAGTGCTGTCGCTGCTGATTGACGGCAACGCCTACTGGCTGCTCGGTGACCGCGACGAACTCGGATACCCGCGGCAAGCCGTGCTGCTCGCACCCGACGCAGTCAACATCCGTACCGCAGCCAACGGTGCCACCATCGCATACCAGGTCGCCGGCCAGGTCTACGACCCTGAAGACATCCTGCATATCCGCGGGCTTACATTTCCGGGTTCCGTGAAAGGTTTGTCGGTCATTTCGCATCACCGTCGCACGCTCGGCCTTGCCATCGCTGGCGAAGACTGCGCGTCAGAGTTGTACAACGCCGGAGGACTGCCGGTCGGTGTCCTTGAGGTTGACGCAGACATCACCAAAGAGGAAGCCGACGCGCTGAAAGCCGGATGGATTAGCAAAAACGGTGGGCGAAACCGGACACCTGCGGTGCTCGGAAACGGCATTGTGTACAAGCCGCTGTCATTCTCAGCGTCCGACCTTGAACTCATTGACAGCCGCAGATACAGCGCGCAGCAGGTTTGCACGCTGTTCGGTGTCCCTCCGCACATGGTCGGTGTCGCAATGGACGGCAACTCAATGACGTACAGCAACGTTACGCAGGACAGCATTCAATTCGTGCGATACACGCTGCGACCGTGGCTCTCAAGAGTGGAACAGGCGTTGTCAATGTTGCTGCCCCGCGGACAGGATGCCAGGTTCATTCTGGACGACATGTTGCGGGCCGACACGGCTACACGTTACGCCGCCTACGAAACCGGTATCCGCGCCGGATTCCTCACCGCAGCAGAAGTGCGCGGTTTTGAAGACTTGACCGACAGCACACCACCGGAGGCCACCGACAATGGCTGAACTCATCACCCGCACCGTCGAATTCGCCGGTTTCGAAATCCGCGAAGACGACGACGGTCACCACCTCGTCGGAGTTGTTGCCCCATTCGGCGCGATCTACGACGCAGGTTCATACCTTGAGCGGTTCGCACCGACAGCGTTCGATAAGACGCTCGCAGAACGCGGCAACCGCATTCCGTTGCTTGAGCAGCACGCAACCGACCGCATGCCAATCGGCCGCGCGATGTCATGGCAGAAAACGAACGACGGTTTGGTCGCCGACTTCCTGCTCGCCAACACGCACCGTGGCGAAGAGGCTTTGGTACTTGCCCGCGACGGTTTCGTATCCGGTTTCTCTGTCGGGTTCATTCCGGTACGCACCGCGTCAAGCGAGTTGAACGGCCGACCGCTGCGCACCCGCACCGAAGCCAAACTGGACCACGTCGGGTTCGTTCGCAACCCGGCCTACGCCGACGCACAACTCATTTCGGTGCGTTCATTCGACCCGGACGACGCACAGCAGGTGCCCCGGCTCGCCAAATACCGTCACCTAATGAACGAACTGGGGAACTGACATGGCTAGTTACGGGTCCGTCACAGTCACCGACGTTGCAACAAAAATCCTTGACGCAAACAACGTGTACCGGCCTGTGTTCCTGCAAATCATCGGAAACCACACCGTGTACGTTGGCGACAACAACCAGGTGACAACGGCAACAGGACTGCCAGTCGCCAAACACGCCGACGTAATCACCGGTCAACTCGCACCCGGACAGGAACTCTGGG